CTTCTAGCAGCCTACAGCCATGGGAGTTAGATGCGGCATTTTTGCCCGCTGGAGAACCCTCCATACCGTGCTTTTGTGCACAGGATTACCCTTACGGTTCCGAAAGCCTCTGGTTTCAAGTTCGGACACTATTTCACCGTAGCTATAACCCTCTTGATGAAGTTGAAACATTAACTCTACTTGAGCTGCCTCCTTCTCATCAGGAATTAATAGATAGGGTTTTCCTGTAGAACGAACCTTTTCTCTCTGCTGGATTCTGGTCTCATCTTCTTTGTATCCGTACCAGGTTGTTCCCACCTTCTCCATTTTAGCTTGCTTATTCTTCAAGGCAGTAATGGTGTTGTCTCTGATGTTCTTTCTCTCGAAAGCTCCAACCATCGCATAGGCATGGATAAGCTCATCATTGATGTCCTTCTCATACAAAGACACAATCGATGCCTTTGTCTTCTTGGTGATCATATGGTGAATTAGAGCCAATTCGTGACCTCTGGCAAGACGATTGAGCTTATAGACGATGATTGTATCACCTTTCTTGATCGATTCCAGCATAGCCTTTAAAACAGGTCTCTGCTCCATCTCTAATCTGGTACTCTTGGCCTTTTCATCAAAACGAACAACTTCATCACCCTCTTTAATCACTGAATTCAGGTAATTGTTGATCTCGAACAACTGGTTTTCTGTATCCTGCATACTTGTCGATACACGACTAAAGATTACGTATCGCATTTTTCTTCCACTACCTTTTTAGCTCTAGTCTTTTTAACTTTAGGTTTCATTAAATTCTTAATCGTTTCATTGGGATTGAAATCAGGAGGCAATAACTGCATGGTTTCGTCTAACTGCTCTTTGTAATGCTTCATTAGACGTCTCAAATCCCAAGCAATCGTGTTGCCACGCTCGTTCATATCTTCCTTCATGATGCCAATTTCAATGGCTCTCACTTGGTAGTTATGCAATGTCATCAAGGAGTAAAGAGCTGTGCTCAAATGCACAGCTAATTCCTCAAGACTCTTCAAACTCTTTACGTCTACAGGCGTATGATCCATGCGATGCCTTTAATTGTTTAAGTTCTTTGATATACAATCGGGATGGCTTAGCCTTCCCATTCTCCCATCTATTCACAGTAACCACAGTGGTTCCCAATAGAGAAGCGAACTTCTCTTGTGAAACACACAGCTTATGTCTTATGGCTTGAATCTCTTCAGGCGTCATTAGAAAATCTCCTTTGGATTAAAAATCAGTCGAATAGCATCGTCAATTACTGCTACATACTCACAACAAATATGAGTATCTTCTGTCATTGAATGACCGACTATTGGTCTTAAATGTCTGATTTCTTCTATGACTTGAGCTAGCTGATGCGTATCGCATTCGTGTAATCTTTTGATCAATGCTCCCATTTTTTTATCATTCATGTGCTACTTCCTAACTCCTCCAAACGAGCCTCAATTTTTTTTAGTACATGCGTCTTATTGTTTTGTACATTCGTCCATTGTGCGCCTGATCTAGGCAAAACATCGTGGATAGTAGGATCTCGGTTGGATAGAATGGTGATAGCCAGCTTTTTCCTGTCCACTTCCTCGATGCATTCAAAGAAAATTGACCGTAACCATCTCTTGATAAATCCACCTTTTACTTCATAAATCATGTCTTAACCTCTTTAGTAACTCAGTTACTCTTGTTCGTCGAAACTCATCATCCACTACGGGATGCTCACCATGTTCGTTATACATTTGTTGTACATCTATTATACATAAAGTGTATATTTCTGCACCAAAAGCATCTGTATAAATCACACAGTCAATAACTTCTTCGGACTCGTCCATCGCAAAAATGTAACAAGCCCATGAGGAAAGGGGGTCAATAAGCTTTACTTCGACAAAACAATTCAAAGTCTTAGCCTTCTCACCCCAATTCTTCTTGAGAGCCTCTTTAACTTTCAGACTTAACACTGGCTTTCTCTGGATGCAAGTACATCATGTGAGCCTTGAACTCCGCATCTTGTCTTTCCATTCTTCCGTGAAAGTCTTTCATTTCTTGGTGGATTTCTTCTCTCCACCCTCTAACTTCTGTCTCAAAAGCCTTCATGTCTGACCTTAGCCAGGAAATGAGCGCGATATTTGACCCAACAACCCCAATTCCTGTTGCTGCTACTGTTACTACCAACGCTATATCCATCTTAATGCCTCCCTTTGTCTATTGACGCTTGAATCCCGTGATCCATAGACATTCTTAATACCTTCAACGCTTCCTTGTGATTCTCTGAACATTCATACAGAGCTACAGTCATAAACTTGATTGCATGGTAGAACACTTCATTAGCTTCTATCTCATCCATGTAGCTCTCTAGTACGATTAATAGATCATCTTGAATGTCTATAATCTTTTCTTGATTCTTAAATCTCTTTTCCATACCGTGAGGAATAGATAAGTTTTTCATTGAGACTCCTTGGGTTGTAGAGGGTGCGCACACACCCTCTTTTTTATTTCTAGTTAATGAATTCCACAAACTTCATGTTATCCAAATATGCCTGAAGTTGTTGGTCATCCAGCTCGCAAAGAGTTCCATCGGATATGACTTCATAGTGATACTCATAGACTTCACCATTAGCAGTATTGTCTCCCCATGGCATCTTCTCCACTTTCATAATGCGTGAGATGTGCTTGGACACGATTATCAATTCTTCCTTCTCATTAACCACTGACTTGAAACGCATAGCTTTCATCTTTTCACTCCTTAGCTTTTGATATGTACAACACTATATATCACACTAATGGATTATGTCAACAGGCAAAGTAGAGTTATTTTATTAAAGTAAAGAATATAGGTGAGACAATGAAAGGATTCAAATAAAGACTTGACAGCAAAATAGGGCTAATTCCATTATGCGGTTATAATCAGTCTTGAACACAGGCCATGGTCACGCCCAGTGACCTTAGGTACCTAGTTAGAATGTGTAGAATGAACAAAGTAAACGATAAACAAAGTCACGGATATGGCAGGCTTCCCAAGCAAAGCTAAAGGTAATCTCAAAGGCGCTAAAGCAAAACAGCCTAAACCAGGTATCCCTCTTGATAAAAACACGATGATGGAGCTGATAGCTAAGCATGGGGGTAACCTATCTAGAGTAGCGGATGCAATGGGTTCTACTAGGCATACCATCAGACGAAGATGTGATGATGACAAGGAACTTGGTGAAGCTTTAGAGAATGCAAGGGAAAGACAAATAGACGAGCTAGAAGAGTCTGTTTGGGAAAGAGCTAAAGAGAGCAAGGATACAACGCTTCAGTTGTTCTTGCTTAAGACTCAAGCAAGACATAGAGGTTATGACCAAGATGAAGCTAAGAATGCAGCTAAGGACATAGCAACAGCAGCCTTTGACTTCATCATCAGCAAGCAGCCTAAGGCATAGGCTCACATCTACTCACTCTAGTGATCACTACTATAAACAAGCTTTACTTAGGTTCCTACATGAACATGCAGGAACGATCGGTATGGAACCAGGATCTGGAACGCCAGAAACGAGGGGTGGGGGTGTGACCTTAACGAGTACTGGTACCTGTTATATATATATCTCATGACCTCTCTCAATTACACTTCACTTTCTCAACTAAACTAAAGCTTTTCACATTACATCCACATAAACTATAGACTTGCATAACTAAACTCTAACTAAAAAATCTCTCTCATATATTCCTCAAAAAATGTATATTGAGTTTAGAAGCTAATACGTTTTCATGGCACAGTCACGTCCAAAAAAAATCCGCCCAGATTTTTGAGTGTAAAATAAATATTTACTTTCTTATAGTCAGACAAAAAGAGGAGGGTATATGAGTGAAGTACAACTAGACGGAACGAGTGCTATGAGACAAGCAGGGATGACGGCTGAGCATTATCTTGTAGAGGCTCATAAGATCTTAACTGATAAGTTTACCGACTGTCCCTCCGTGAGTGATGCAATAGAACTAGCTAAGGTGATGGCGCAAGATTTCAACACTGCTATGATGGCTATGAAGATGCAGGAGATTAGGGATGCTATCGCTGACTTAACAGCTGAGTAAGTGCAGAAAATGCGGAGTAGAGCATGGGATGGGAATACTAGACACAGTAACTCAAGTTCACACTCCTATAGATCTTTGCTATGACTGTATCTTCTCTGGATGCAGATATGAGCCTATAACAACTCAAATAGACATCGACGAGAAAGACTGGGGAGAAGCTCTTAGGAAGGCTCAAGATAGAATCATTAGGGATATGCTCAATGCAACCGCAGTCCCTCCCGAAGCTATCGACCCCCTATAGCAATCCATAGCTTATCGATCTCCTTGCATATTGCTTCTAACGCCAGAGGTAGGCTGAAGTCGTCGTTGAATGGATCGGGAATGGGTTCACCTGGAGCATCCTCTTTGAATTGCTCTATGAGCTTTTTGTTTAATTCAACAGATCTTTCATGATGTAGGCGGAATGTCTTTATAAGGGTGTCTAATTCATACATTTTATCACCAATTGTCAAAGAATGAGAGTTGTTGGCATACATTTGCTTCCATGCCATGTCTGGCGTCGTACTTGTCGCCTCTAAGCGCAGGATGTTTCTCCTGGATCTTTCTTCGCATACGCGTCAAAGACTCAGCATTTGATAGATCTCCATTGGCTAGCTCTATCATGAATTCCTCTAGGCTATTCGCCTTACTCTCTTTCATCCATATCTGTTGAAGCAGAAGCCTATCATCATCTCAACATGCTGGATTATCTGTCAGCATAGAGAAAACTTTTAGTCCTGCTTGTTGCAAGTCGACACTCATTTTTCCTCCTTTGGTTAAAAAAATTACTTTACACACGAAATGCATGTGATGTAAATATTTTTTTTAACATAGGCGGTGATGATGACGTATGCATACTGGCAACAGTGGGATAAGAGTGATCTGGATTCCTGGCAGGGGAAAGATTACCCTTGCGAAGAGGAGGAGGTAGATGTGGATTATGATGAGCCAGAAGAGGAATGCTTATGTTGTTGTTCCAGAAACCCTTGCGGGAACTGCATGGACTGTCTAGGCTTGTCCTGGCGTGACTTTATGTGAATGTGGTTGTACAAAAAATTACTTGATAGATATCATAAAAAAATATTTACTACGGAGAAAAGATGCCATCATTCAAATGGACAATACATGCCAAGGATCTACAAAGATCTTACAGACGAGCACATAAAGTTTGGGATAGATATTTCAAGGATTGCGAGATAGATCGCCAGAAGTACTATGAAGGTTTTAACGTTGGAAGGGAGAAAGAAATGTTTCAAGAGGAACTAAAAGACTTAGAGATAGTCTATAAACATAGTCTCGTCCAAGTAAGTAAGCAGATAGAAGATTGCCTTCCAAGCCTGCTTCATTACATGGAAGAGTTCGTGGACTTAAACAAACAAAGTGAGGCAATTCGTGACAAGCTTGATACGCTTTTGGAAAAAGCTGGTAGAAGATCACAAGAAAAGAGTTCTGGGCCCTGCTGCTCTGAAGGAGGATGCGATGAGTGAAGAACAAGTACCTCAAGAGATTCCAGTAGACGCAGGACAAACAGCGGCTCCAAAGCCTAAACAATACTTGATCATGGCAGATGAATTACATATGGCTCTCCTAAGCAAACTTCTCCCAGGCATCTTGTTTGTCCAGGTGGAAGGTATGGCTATGCAGAACAACAACACTCACATGTTATTAGTTAATCCGCTTCCAAAGGCAGAGCCTGCAACTCAACCACTTCAACCAGCAAGTGCTCAACCCGAGGTTTAATATGGCTAGTGTAAAAGACGCATTCAGTCCTTACATCCCAGATGAAAAAGAACTTGATGAGTTCGGACTTTGGGCTTTTGGTGAGGATTTCCTAGAACTCGAAGAGGCAATCAAATACCTCGAGTGCTGGAACTATCATCATGGTAAAGAACTAGAGTTAAAGCCAACTGGTGTGATCACAGAAGATGCGCCAAAGATGGTAGAACTCTGGAGAAAATCTAAGCTCTAAGGAGCTTTCGGTTTCCTGCTCAAGGAATTAAAGTCGGATGGGTCTGACGCCAGCGCGTTACTGGGCTATTAGTGCAGCGGTAGTTCACGCGTCCCTGTCACGGACGAAGCCATGGTTCAACTCCCCCAGGGGCTAAAGTTCTGTACAACAAATGTATGAAGTGTGTATATTCTATGTACATTTAACATACAGGAGTTGTATATGATCGTAATGATAGCAGGGGTAAAGGGTGGTACGGGTAAGACCACGATTGCCACGAATTTGGCGGCAATAAGATCTTCGACCATTAGTAAGGTTTTACTAGTGGATGCGGATGAGCAAAGGTCGGCTTCGATCTGGGCAAATCAAAGGGA